TACATATCGCCGCCCTGAATAGATGACCGTTCTATGATTCCCTTGTCGGCCATTAATTCCATAAGCCTGTTCTGATAATCGTATACATCTTCGGTTGCCGATGTTTTGGGGAAAGTTACAACCTTCATTTTGTCGGGCATAACAGCAATATCTATCTTTCTGTGATCCATAACAAGCAGAGAACCATCTAGCGCTCGGCGCGCGTGTAACTCTACGGTTGCTTCTGGTACTCCAATCTTGATATTAATCATTGGCTGTTAACTCACACACTAGTTCTTGTGTTTTTAAAATCTTATTAAGATCTTTCTCGGTAAATTCTCTTTTGCGGAAGCCTTCAAGATAGTTCACAACTTCCTCTATTTTTTGTTCAACCATCGGAGGGTTGGATGACTCGGAGGAATTGTCCAGAGATTGCTTAAGTCTTTTTAATTCTTCGTTAAGATAAATACGCAGTTCAAATCCGTCGTCCGCAAAGCTCGTGACATATCGGGTTAGAAGATCTTTTTGCTCCTGCAGCAAAGAATCATATTTGTTATTGAATTTCTTAATAAACGAGCCATATGCCAAAGTGTCTAGTGGCCGCAAAGTATCAATCGGAGCAGCTTCTGGCTTCTCACTCATCGTATCAACTATCGCTTGCTCAAATAATACTTTCTTTTTGATCGATGTCTTGGAATTAAAGATTGCGTCAACCGAAGCCATTGATTTATAATTGGTAACAAAATTGGACCAGACTTCCTGTCCGAGCCCCTTGTTGATGGCTGCTATTAATTGAGACTGGGCACTAAAAACGGAGCCCTCGTCCAACTGATGATAAGCCTCTTTTGTCTCGTGTAATAACTTTTCTGCTACCTTGTGATTGATGTTCTTGGTTTCCAGTAAAATGTTGTAGAGTTCCAGTTCTTTATGCAGAATAGTATTCTTGGAAAAGAATTCTTTCAAAACAAGAACAATCTTCTTCTTCCTTTCAGAATTGTTTTCTACAACACATTTGGTGAACTCTTTGACTAGAGCTTCATAAATGAATGCTGTGTTTCGTTTCTTATTATGTTTCATCCTTATCAGCCTCTTTTTTCTCTAACTGCTCAATAAGCTTGCGAACTTTTGTTGTGTTCTCAAACATTAGTTCTTCACTCTTACTATAAATAGAATGTTTTTGCTCTTCTAGACCCACCAAACTTCTGAAATCGGGCATCCCGATGTTTCCAACAGATGCGCCGGTCGTAGATCTGTCGCTTCGCAGGCGCTGTGATTCGGGAGCCACCATATTTCTAAACTCTCTCCGGTTTGCTCCAACACCTGTTCTCAAATCGTTGCGGCCGTCTTTTCTTACATAGTGGCTTTTCTTATAACGACTGACGTGGCCATCGTCCTTACGGGCCGGCGCGGTCAAAAGAGCCGTTTCATCTTCGCCTCCACCCTCTTCGCCACCAAGTTCGTCGCCGCCTAATTCGTCTCCACCAAGATCGCCTCCGAGGTCTCCACCAAGATCGCCTCCGAGGTCTCCACCAAGATCGCCCCCGAGGCCACCGCCGCCGAGAGCCTCTTCGGCTCCCTGCTCAACCACAGCCTCAAGAGCTTGCTGGAACTTACGATCGTAGAAAGTTTCTCTCTGGTTACGAAGAATTTCGTCATCAGAAAGTCCGAGAATATTGTGAGCAACCCAGCGTTTGCTGTAGGTCCCCTCTGGGATTGCTGTGGCCGTTTCAAACTTGGTTCTCATATATTCTAGCTGCTGTAATTCAGCAAGACGAGATGGGTTGTTCAGGGACAGATCAAAACCAATCAAATCTTCGCCGCGGAAGCCAAGAGTATATAAGTGAACAACAGCAATCTTTTCTAGTTCTGATACGAAGGCTCTTTGTAATCTCTGAATTGTTCTAGCAAACCGAATATCCTTTTGGGCAAGAGTTGTCTTATCTTCGTCCGCTCCTTCGAGGTTAGTAAGATATGCTTGGGGGATCTTAATAGCAGAGAATAACTTATCTCGAAGGTATTTCACATCGTCAATATCATTCAAACTGGAAGCACCTTGCAGAGACGTAATGTCCGACCCAACTCCACCACGCATAGGAATAAAATAATCCTCTTCCAATGATAAGGGGTTGTAACGGAGATCGACGCGGCCAGTTGATGCATCTACCATAGAGTTTCTTTTCATCTCGGTTTTTACTTTTTCCATATATTGCGCAACATCCTGGGGCGGGATATTACCAACGTCGATCTTAAACATCCGACGCTCCGGGGCACGGACAACGCGATATGCGATCATAGCATCTTCAAGAAGAACCAGTTGGCGCCAAATGCGGCGCGCAGGATCAAGAATAGACGTCCCATATGGAGCGTGGCGATCGTTCCCAAGAATACGGAAATGGGCAACTTGCCAATTTTCAAATGTCATACCAGCGCCATTCCACTGATACTGAACATAGTTTGGATTGGTGGGGTCTTGGCCCTCTAACCTCTCGACTTCGTTGTTCGGTAAACCGATGACGGAGGTGACCCCCATTTTTTCATCGATGTCCAAATAAAGAAACAGATCACCATACTTGGTCATTGAACGAGCCCAACCAAAGGCATTGAACTCCACATTCAAAACATCATAGAATAGAGACTCAAGAATTGTTTTTATTTCCAAGTTCATACATTTTATAGAGAGCATCTTGTTATACTCATTAGATGTCGTCATCTCATCAGCATAGATATCGATTGCTGACGCAATCTCGGGCATATACTCCATCTGTTCAAAGTCTGTGTAGCGCTCGGCTCTACCTTGATTTCTGAAAGCAGCAGACGTAAAAAGATTATAATTCTGTGAGAAATTATTATCGGAGCGTTTAAACTCTTGGCCACTTAAAGATCGGAAACGACTGCGATATTTATCTAAATCAGTCCGTCGCTCCTGGCGAGCGATCTGGGCCCGGTAATTTATGATTGGACCAGATAAAAGTCTGGTCAGCCTCTTGAAAAGAGGGGAAACAGGATTTCTTGGGTTTTTCTCGTTAGTCGCCATTTTCTACCCCTTTATCAAAGCAATATACATTTCATTAAAGTTTATTGCTTCTCCGGCCCTTTGATTTTCTTTCGTCATTTTGTGTCCTGTCATTCCTGGAATTGTTGTGGAAATGCTTGTTTTAGATGTTGATATCGCTGAGAGGAAACTCTTGCTATATTCTACATTCTTTTGGCTTTCCACGATTACAGTATCCCTTACCCAACACCCGATAGCAAACGACATAACTAGATCATCATTATAACTTCTCATAGCCTGGGGCCTTCCTGCTTGCCAAATAAAAGTCTTCATTTCTGAAAGCAGACGATTTGAATTAATCTTAATTAGTTTGTTTCTCATAAACTCTTCCATCTTTGCTACAATCAAAGGTCTCGTTTTTGAAGATGTCGTGAAGCCGGGAATAACATTGGATTGCCATTGTGCAGCAACCGGATCCACGTATTGATGGTCGCCCTTCCGAGAGTGGTATAGATTAGGATACCCTTTATCTAGCAACTTTTTAAGCACTGCGTAGCCTATATTGTTGTTTTCTATAACAACCATAGGATTTCCATATTCAGCAGCCACGCTGTAGAGTATATCAGCAAAGTCGTCGGGCGTCGGTTTTCCAACGTATTCCCCCACCACTTCCATTGTTTCCAACTCAAAGATGTGAAATGCGCTATTGTCTTTTCCATCACCTCTCGCCACGTCGGCAACAATCAAGTAGGGCTTTTCTGGTTGGTATCTTTTCCATATCCAGTAGTTTCTATCAAAACCGGTTCTATATTCTGGCGTGGCTGTCTTTTCTAAATACCACTGAATATCATCAGGGTGAATAACTGTCTCACCAGAAACATTAAAGTTACACTCAAGTTCTTGAGCAATCTGTCGCTTGGACATATTCTTGGTTTCTTTATCAAACCAAGTTTTGTCTCTATCCGGGTGAACATCCCATAACAAAGTAGTCATATGGAACGCATTTGTTCGGGCCTCTGCTTCTACACAATTTTGATGGAACCAGTTGCCCACACCATTTGGGGTGGAAAGCGCGATACATCGACCACCAGTTGATAGTGTTGGATAGAGCGCAGTCCATAACTCACCCAGTTTTTCAACGTGAGCGGCCTCGTCAACCACCAACAATGAAAGGGCTTCCGAACGGCCAGCATCAGCCGATGTAGAAGAGCCCTTAATCTGCGAACCATTTGAAAGTTCAAAAGAAGTTCGGTTATCTACTATGATTTCAGAAATACGCATCCAATCTGGTAGATGCTTGATAATTGCTTTTACTTTTTTGACGAGGTTTGTGGCTGTTTGGAGTTTGGTCGCGACCACGAGAATGTTCTTGTCCCGATGGAATAGCATTAGCCAACTTATGTAAGCCGCCGTGACTGTAGAAATACCCAACTGCCGGGCTTTTAAAATAATATTAAAACGATAATCGTTAAAATCTTTGAGGAGATCCTCTTGATAGTCATACGCCTTAAAAGGAATTAGCCCTCTTTGAGGGTGGGAAATACGACAATAATTTGTTGTAAAGTAAACTGGATCTTTGCCCGCTTTTACAACCTCTTTTAAAATCTCTTTTTTAGTAAGGCGACTCCCCATAACATTTGTTACTTGCCTTTGCGTGTATCGTTGGGGGGTCGTTTGTTCTTGGGGCCTAGTGCGAGCCAGTCCTTCACGGCGCTATCAAGACGATCTTTATCAGAGCCTCCTGATACTTCTCCCACATCGGTCATCCCACCAATGCGGTAATCACATTGCGCCTGAACATCTGTGCGATAGTTGGACATACGCTGAACCATAATGTGGTGCTCTCCTTCTAGGGTGAGGGTGAGGGTGTTGCCGGTGATTACCTTATATTCTTTCTTCAAGAATTTTACAATATCTTTTAGGTGTGAAGCAATGTCGTCTTCAAACCCCGGAGCCTTAACGTCTTTGAGAAGCACCTCGGCCTGATAGGACACACGAAGAATGGGGCCGTGAAATCTGACCTTAAATCCATCCATAACGCGGCGATCATTAATGTAGTGGCCGTCTTCCCTGCTAAGACCAGCCGAACGGGCTTTGCCGTCGGCTTGCAGTTCTTCCGCGTGAGCGCCGTCGTATGCGTTGGCTGCTGCCTGGTTTATTCCTTGTATGATTTCGTATACTGTTGCCATATTATTCTTCCTTGTTTGGTCTCCAACCAGTTGCCCATCTTTCTTCCCGGTCCTCGATATGTTGTATATAGCATATCCAGCAAGCACTGAACTTATTCATATACAAATCATCTCGCGGATGAAAAGAATATCTTTCACAAACAGGACACGTCCTATTGTGGTCTCTATTAAGTAGTTTTTTGTTTATTAAAAATCCGTCTTGTTCTACTTTGTCTTGGGATTCGGCCAATTTGGCAAATTTCTTCTGTTCTTCTTGGGACTGCGTAACATATTCTTTCTCTTTGTCCTCGTCCCAAAAACGTTTTGGATTGTTAATAGCCTCTTCACCATACTTCTGCGATATGGCTTTTTCTAATTTTGCTATATAGTCTTGATCTTTGCTCACTGTACTATCTGTGTGGATAGAGCGAATACGCCCAGCGACGTGAGGGTGCCAATTCCAAACCCCAAAGCCACAAGCCAAGGACCATTGGCGGGCTTTTGTCCAATGATTAGTTGTTGGAGGCGATCGTTTTCTGTCGTCTTAATGATCATCATTTGCTCATATCGATCTTGCCAAGAGGCAACCTCGATATCTTTGTAGTCCAAGAGCAAAGTAAACCTTTCCTCCTGACGCTCAAGTTCATATTCTAAACGCAAATCACACTCTTCATCAGAAAACTGCCTGTCCGTCAGCACCTTGGCTGCTGCCTCAATAGATAACAGAATACCGTCAAAAGGAACTTCATCTCCCTTTGTAACATTTACTATTTCTTGTGCGGCAACAGATTGTAGAAGAAAAAGATTTATTATTAAAAAACAAAAAACTTTCTTAACCATGCTCTAATCCAAACTCTTTTGCTATCTCGCGAGACAATCTTTCAGAATCATTATAGTTTTCATCAACTAATCTTTTAAGAGCGGCTTTTTTATTTCGATCAAGTTCATCGCCCTTTGCTTTATGGGCTTCTTCTAGATCGGCAAGCCGTCGCTGATGTTCTTCTAATCTCTTGTTCTTTTCAGATATCTCAACATTATACGTGTGTGCTAATGTTTCCATTTCAGCATCGTGAGAGTCTCGTTTGATTTCTATTAATTCTAGAAGTGTAGCTGTGTAGCTACCGTTTCTTGTTATTGCCCAGATTAAAAGACTTACTATCAGCGCTAAAACTATAACAATTATCCACCACCACTTTTTAATATAAAGCCGTGTTTTCTGAAAGAATAGTTTAAGCCGAGGAAGACCCACCGTCAACACCCTTGAGGCGCGCTACTGTATCAACTACAGTTTGTCCCCCGATATAAACACAGGTGATAATAACCCAATCCCCGGATGCCAAATCAGAGAAAGCCAACAAGCCCGTGGCTGTGGCCCAAGCGAGCAGCTTCCTGGAAACCATCTTGTCCAGGCCTTTATCTATTACGTGTCTTACTTTGCGTACCATTATTGATTTACCTTTGCGAAACCGCCAACCTTATCTATCGTGATCTCCGTATCCACTATGTCTTTTAATGAATCTAGGTGCGATACTAGGACGACGGTTTTAAAATACATCTTAATTAGTTGTAAGATCCTAATAAATCCCTCCATATTTTCAGCATCTAATGCGGTTCCTGGTTCATCCAAAATAAATATATTTCCTTTCGGAAGAGATGAAACAGACAAAAGCGCCAAACGGATTCCCATAGAAGCAATCGTCTTTTCGGCTCCGGAACCCATTTCAATAGGGCGCGGTTCGTGGTGAGGGTGCTTTATCAAAATGTTAAGTTTGCGGCCGTCCTCCTGGAAGAAGACTTCAAAATCAACGATATTAGATAAAACCTTTGCCACCTCAATATTAATCACCGGCAGTCGCTTCTTGATAATATCATAAGCAATTCCATTGGAATGGACACAGCGCATAAACAAATCATAGGCTGTATACTCCTTTTGGATATTGGCCAACTCGGACTTCTTATCCTGTAACGTTTCTAATTGGCGCTCTAAAGAACCGATTGAACGATGGTGCTGATTAACATACCCTTCGTGTTGAAGGATTTTCTTTTTGACGCTCTCTATATCTTTCTGAACTTGGGTGCGCGACGTGAACAGTTTTTCAATGTTCTGGATGAGTTCTTTCTTTTCTTCATACAGTTCAATCTTTTCATCCGCCTCCGACAACTGGTCGGCAAACCCTTTTATCTTGGCATAAAGTTTTTCTATTGAGACCTTGTTGTCTCTTTTCAAAATCTCAAAGTTATTTTTCTCAATAATTGTATCGTTATATTTATCAATCAAAACAATCATTTCGTTGGAGTCAACAGAAACTATCTTTGTTTTAAATTTAGTTGCCTTTTCAATTTTATCAATAATTTCTACTTCTAGAGTCGGAAGCCCAAGAGCAGCCAAATTGGCGTCCCGAATAAACTGACATTTGGGATACTTGTTACCGCAAGGAACTTCGTCTAGTAATTCAATCTTCTTGTTCATCGCCTTATATTCATTGTCCATAAGACGCGCACGATTTACTGTATCATCATACAAGGTTTTAAAATGATCAAATTCTTTCTTTTTTTCCAACAACTCTTCAATATTCAAGCCGGTAAGAAAATCATTGTATTTTTCCAACTTCTTGTCGTTGTCGCTGTTTTGCGTTTTGAGGCTGGTAATCTTTGTTTTTGTTTGATTTATGTTATTTTCTAAACCAATCTTTGTCTCCAACAACATTTTTATGTCAAGTCGTTCTGCTGGAATTGATTCTATCTGTTCTGTTAAAGAGGCATACTCTGTTTCTGACTTTCCTAGTGTCTCTCGCAGATCTACACAAACATCCTTTTTATTTTTCAAATCCTTTTGTGCGTCTTTTAAGGATTCCGCACAAGCCGTAATATCATCATCATAACTAACGTTGCCGGCGCGGCGTATAAGAGCTTTAAGATCAGCCGAGTCTTCGTGGGCTAGTTTAAACTTTCTTTCAAAAATATCCAAATCCAAGAACT